CGCCTCCCGCCATTTCTCATAGCTGATCAGCGAGTCCTGGATCATGTTGAAAAGGGGGCCGTAGCCCCCGTGTCACCTTGGTCTTTGCACAACCGCAAGCTAGGCAATGGTTGCCAGCGATGCCACTGGTGGCGTTGCAGCAGCGGGTGCATCCTCGTCTGGTTCCAACACGATGCAGTTCTCTTCCACGATCACGCGGACGTAGCTGCCGGGCTTCATGCCGCACTGATCGGTGTAGGCACGGCTCACCGGCACCAGACCCTTAGGACCAACCTTGAGGCGGTAGGTGGCTTCCTTGCCACCCTCGGTGCGCTCGTTCAACACAGGGCCAAGCTCATGACCATTGGCCGCGGCGAGGGCCTCAAAGAACTTGGTGCGCTGCAAGCTGAGGCGACCGTTGCGGCGGATGACATAGCCAGCGCCTTCGATCACTTTGTCTCGATCGTCACCTTGATGAGCATCTAGGTAACGCAGCAGGTCTTGGCCCTTCAGTGCAGCCATGAGTAATACTGTTGATCAATGTCAACTGTATCATCTCCAACCCAATGTGCCATCAGCTTTCTGATAGGTGCCCATGTTGATTGCACCCTGCACCCCGCCAAGGATCGAGTTGCCGATGATCCCTGCAGTGCTTGGCTCATACACCTTGGTTGGTGCCATGTACTCAGGCCGCAGTCCCTTGATCGGCTTGATTGGATCAAAGATGATCGCCTTCCGGTACGGCATCGATGCTTCATTGATGATCCCCTGCGTCTGGATCTGCAGGGACTTCATCTCACGTGCACCCTGACGGCCAGCCAGCTCAAAGCTTGGAATGGTCAGATCACGGAACACCGCGGTCTCATACGCCGTATCTGCTGCATACCGGTTGCCGGTGTACTTGATCTTCTCTGACTGGTCCTGCATGGACAGGGCCATCCGTCCCAACTGCACCGCTGTCTCGCCACGCATCGCGGTATTCATCAGCCCCAGCCGGGCCTGTCTGCTCTGAGCTTGCAGTTGCATCTGCCCCCAGGTCTGGCCCAGCTTCTGCGCCACGTTCGCAGCCAGTCGCTCAGAACTACTACTGCCACCCATCCGGGTACCAGCTGTCGCTGCAACCTGTGCTCCATCAATCACAGCAGCGATCTGCCCCATCTCCCACTGCAGCTGATCTTTCTGCTGCTCAAACACCAAGCTGCTCACCAGCTCCTGCCCCTCACGTTCCGTCTGGTTGACCAGCTGCATCGACTGCAGCGCCGTGTCACGGATGCCAGCCATGTACTGCCGCACCGTCTCACCAGCGGTGGCGGCCAGCTGGTCCATCTTGTAGCCGTACTCCATCCCAACCTGGGTGGCACGCAGCTTCTCCTCGGTGATGAACTTGTCCCGGATCGCTCCGGTGTTCACCGCCAGGTTCTCCATGGCGGACTCGATCAGCTTCTGCGACCGCCAGTTGTGATCTGATTCCTTCTGCCGCTCGGCGTAGCGCATCGCTTCCGTCTGAGCGGTCTGCCACAACCAGTTGGACTTCTGCTGCCACCAGTCAATCCGCCATTCCTTCATGGCACGGCGGTACTGTTTCTTGGCCATCTGCTCGGCCAACCTGTTGGCTTCCTGCGCAGCCTGCTGCTGCTGCATTCCACCCAGGATCCCCTGGCCTAAACCAAGGATCGCGCCTGCTGCTGCCCAGAACGCCATGACTCAGCCTCCTTTGGAACGGTTGGAATAGGACCCTTCCCACTGCGCTCCTGTGATCGTCAACGGTAACCAGCTCGTTGATTCCACAAAGATGCGACACGCGGTGTTCTGACAATAGATGGGAACTTTGAACTGACCAGTTTCAACATGACTGGTCTCTGTCCCCAACCGGTTGTTCATCACGTTGAGATGACGACTGCGGAACTTATGCACACTGTCAAGCTGACGGTTCTGTCGTTGCACCCGCACGTCATACCTCCCTGTGTTGTGGTGGAACGTGCTGAAGGTCAGCAGCTGGGTGCGGCCATCCAGCTTCCCGATGATCCGACTCCGTGCCTGGTCCCTGCTCTCCACGTACGGCGTGGTGAACTCATACCGGAACTGGTACTCCTCGCCAATCGCCACCTTCTCCCTGGTCCAGTCACCACGTTGATCACAGACGATCTTGTTCCCGCTGGTAGCCGTCCCCAACAGCAGGCCCTTCTTCGTTGAGTTGGTGTACCGCACCACTGCCCGAGCAGTGCCCACCACCTGGTACGGCAACGTGAACGTGGTCAGCTGGGTGTCCAGGTCATACGTTGCCGTCACGTCATTACTGGTCGCAGCATCTGTATTGCAGTCCGGGTACAACAGCAGCCGGTCCAGGTGGGGCTGGATGCCATCCAGTACCTCCAGCTCATCTGATGTGATGTGAGCGGTGTAGGTCCCATCTGGGTAAGTCAGGATCAACCACAGCTCGTTGTCCATGAACTTGATCCAGCGCACATCACCGTTGAACTGGAACTTGCTCCAGCTGGCCTGCGCTTTGGCCAGTCCGTTGCTGCCTGATTGGAATAGGTACTTGTAGACGTACAGCGTCTTGCGATCAACAGGGGTGGAGCACGCCGCAAAGTCGATCGTCTCCCCCACGTCCCAGTGCGTCACTAACCCCTGGACATACTTGGGGACGTTGATGCAGACATCGTTGCTGCCACCCAGATTCAATCCCGACCTGCGTTGTGGCGTGTCATAGAAGCTGTACTCCCTGAAGTGGGAGTAGCCAAACTCCTGCGTCCCAAACAACACCTGCGGTCCAGCCAGCTTGGGCCGGATGTTGCGGTTCATCTCCAGGTTGCTCAACCGCAGAATCATTGCCGTGCTCGGCGTCAGCACGTCTGCGTCAGCCGGTGACACACGGAACTGGGAATACTGGCTGAACACCAGCAGGTTCTCATCCACCGGCAGCAGCCAGTTCAACTCGCTGCTCACCTCGCTCACGGCCAGGACGCTGAAGCCATCCTTTGCAGTCAGGCCAACGCTGGTGTCCTGGAAGAAGTTGAAGATCTGATCAACCTCGCTGAATACCACGCTCTGGCCAGCACACATCACATACCGGCCACGGAACAACACGTGGTCACGCACTGTCTTCCCGATGAAGTCAGGGTCCGGCACCGTCTTCTCATCACCAGCCGAACGGTCACCCCATTTCGGGAACGTGTAGCTGTAGCTCGTGCCACCCACCGTCATCGTCTGGGTGCTGCCATCAGCTGGACCCACAAACAAAACACCTGGTGCCTTGCGGTAGATCACCAGCGGCATCGTGTCCGCGTTGATCTTGTAAACCATCCCAGGCTTGGCGGTCTCAGCCCAGCTACCACTCCCGATGGCACCACCATCTGTTGTGGTGAACTTCAGGTAGCGGTCATCTGTGGTCTGACTGGGATCTGAGCTGACGTTGACGATGAACCCATTGGGTGCCACCACTGGCAACTCCGCCAGGCTGGTCACGCTGTCCTTCACCACACGGGCGAAGCTGTTGCCGCGGCCATCATCCAGCTTGATCGTGAAGTCACTGCCATCGGTCTTCCTCACCCACACCACGTGACGATCCACCGTGGCCTGGAACCCAGTGGTAGCCGTGACGAACTTTGCTAGCTCCGTTGCAACCGTCGATGTGCTCAGCTGGTTGTTGGTATCGCTGGCCTTGGGCGTGGTGTACGTGCCAACGTCCGTGCCATTCAGGGTCAGCTTGAAGCTCACTTCATAGGCAGTGGCCTGCACAAAGATCAATGCTTCCTTCTTTGCTGCAGGTGTCTTGTCGGTGGACATGGCCACCACCTTTTCCCTGTTGAGCAGCAGGCCCAGGGGTCCGTTGTTGATCAGGACGTACCGCTTCTGGTAGTCCCCTGGGACGTTGTAGACGTAGCTGCTGGTATCGCCAGTGATACCCATGCCTGCACCATGCAGACCGGGATCCAGGGTCAACGCAGACACTGCAGTCAGGCCTGTGCCATGGACATGCACGTTGGCTGGCGTGCCGTCACGGGTGATCAACACGCTGGTACCCCCACCATTGGGGTAGACCATCACGCTGTACCGCTCACCTGAGATGACAGGCATCATCTCCAGGTAGAAGTCCGTCACGGGGGTGGGCAAGATCTTGCCTACCAACCGCAACGGGTTCCGCTTGCCTAGCCCCTCAACGGGACTACTCCAACCGTTGATCTGCTCCTCCCCCTGACCCACCACACGCAGGTGTTTGGGCTGTTGTGACACGCCCTGGATGAGCGTGTCGATCTTCCCTTCAACAGGGCCGCCAGGTGGCTTGCTGATCTGGCGGGTCAGGTTGGATTTGCGTGCCATCAATGTGTCCGGAAACGGGTGCCTTCAGCTGGGATGTAACCAAGCCCATTGCCCATACCCCGGTCATTACCCCAGAGCAGGTTGTTGTTCAGGTGACGCTCCTCGTCACGGATCAACATGGCGCGGGCGTACTCCTCATCCTGCGCTGTATAGGTGTAGATGATGTTGGAGTTGATGTACCGATCGCTGTAGATACGAGCGGCACGAATGGTGATGTACTGCTGCGCCGCATGAGGCAGGTGTTCCCACGGCAGCTTCATGACGATGCGATCCACAACCAGTGGACCGGTCATGTCCTTGCCAAAGTTGAACACCCGCTTGAAGCGGTGATACACCCTGTCCCCCCGCGCCACGTACTCCATGTCGGGGTAGCGGTTGGGAGAGAAGATCACCGCCAGTGCGTCGTCACTGATCGGGAACTGGTCAGCCGTGTCCTTCTGCAACTCCACGTTGCGGTCGGTGTTCCAGCTCCAGCCTTCCGACTGAACGTCCCGGCTCACCTCATGCAAGGTGCGGCGAGCCAGGGCGCTGTCGGTGATCTCGTTCACCGTGATGTCACTGAGGCGATCGATCGGCGCTTCACCGATGACGCCAAGCAGCGTGTTGATCGCCTCAAGTTCAGTCATCAGATCACCAGGGTTACGTCGGTACCAGTACCGGCTGTGGCCTTGGCAACGGTCACGGTGTCGCCAATGTTGTAGCCACTGCCTGCCACCTTGACCGTGGCGCCAACAACCACACCGCCAGCGGCAATCAGGTCAACAGTCAAACCAGTGCCAGCTCCACCAGAAGTGGCCACGCCAGTCTTGGATGTGGCGCCACTGGTGCCGTTGCCGCCCACGCGCAGTGCACTGCCGACAGCAAGGCTGGCTTTCTTGACGCCGTTGGTGGCGGCACCGCCAGCAGCGGTAAGGCCGTTCACACCGGTGACGGTGTAGGTCGGTGCAGCATCTGTGGTGCCAGCCGCTCCAACAGTTCCAGTCTTCAGGCCAGCAGCCAGGGTGACCAGCGGCACTTCTGCCATCGGGTCATCGTCTTGTGCAGCTTGCCAATCCCATGCCAACGCAGTCTTCACTGCGGGTGGGTTGATCGTGGTGATAGTGATGGCCATGAAAAAAGGGGGCATCTCTGCCCCCCATCTTGCCTCTGGTTGAGTGTGACTCAACCGTTGTGGATTTCAACCACGCACTCGGGGCGGAGGATGCCGAAGCCACAGGCGTAGCGTGCAACCATCAACGTAGATTGATACATCACGTTGTAGTCATTGCCGGTCATCTGCATCGACAGATCACGCAGCTTCAGCACACCAGCTGCACCCTTCTGGAAGGCCAGCATCTTGGTCTTGCTCATGTCCACGGAGGACAGAACAGTGTCAGCACCACCGAAGGTGTAGCCCTGTTCACCAGCCTTGGCGGTGACATTGCCTTGCTTGATGTGGTTGCTGCTGTAGATGTTGAAGCCAGCCAGCTTGGCGATCTGGCCTTCCTTGTAGGAACCGTTCGCGCCGTTCTGGTTGAAGTCGAAGTTCACTGCACGGCTGGACTGAATCAGCGTGTAGTAGATCTCCGGGCTGCACACCAGCACGCGGCCATCAGCAGGGATGTCCTTCTCATCCAACGCCTGGGCAGCAGCGAAGACGCTGGCAACCAGATCATCGGGAGTAGGAGTGGCCTTGTTGATGTCGATCCGGGTGCCAACGCGGTACGGATCGTCGGGGCTCAGACCTGCAGGCAGGTTGGCAGTCAGGTCGCTGGTAGCAGTGCGAGCGCCAAGGGTCAGCACACGGGCAATGCGCTTATCGAACTCCCTAGCTAAAGCCTGCCCCAATTCCTTGGAGTAAATGCTACGAATGTCGTAGTGATTTTTGGCTTCATCCAGGTCATACAGCGCTGCATCTGCGATGAGTAGATCATCAATTTTGATGACCACTTCGTTCTGGGCCATGTTGCCCTGGCCTTCGATCATTTTCCCCGGCGTGTGATATTTTGCCGAGAATCTTCCCGTCACGGGAAATTGAGCGGCCTTTCCATTTTGGATAGTGCGCTCTTGAACAAAGCCTGAGAAAATGCAATTCCGCTTGAAGGATTGCAGCACTTCCCCACTAAAGACCTTGAGAAAAAGTGCGTTGTCTTTTGCC